AGAAAAGATATAAAGATAATCCTAAATTACGTGAAGATGCTTCAAATAGGAGAATAGGTTGGTTAAAAACTAAATTGAGTAATAAAAAATCTAAATTAGAAATAAAATTTGAAATTATTTTAAATTTATTAAATATAAATAATACCTGTCAATATAATTTTAAAGGTAAATTATTTGATTTTTATTTGGAAAAATATAATATTTTAATTGAAGTTGATGGGGATTTTTACCACTGTAATCCAAATTCTAAACACAAAGATGTTATTTATGAAACCCAAATACTAACAAAAAAAAATGATAATTTTAAAAATAACTTATGTTCTAAATTTAACATAACATTACTTCGTTATTGGGAAAAAGATATAAATGAAAGACCCGAATGGGTTATTTCAGATTTGAAAGAAAAATTATCCATAATTTAACCTCACATAAATGTGGGGTTATTTGTTTATATAAAAAAAATATTTCCTATTATTTATTATAAAAAACAAATTATTATGGAACAAAACATTATGGATGCCGCAACACAAGGTTTTAACTTACCTCACGATGTTGTTCAATTACCTACCGGTGGTATATTTTATCAATCAAAAAAGAAATCAGTTAAAGTTGGTTATTTAACGGCTAACGATGAGAATTATTTAATTGGTTCAGGAATTAGCGGTGAAAATATTATTTTATCATTATTAAGAAATAAAATATATGAACACGATTTAAGACCTGAGGAATTATTAAATGGTGATGTTGAAGCTATTTTAATATTCCTAAGAAATACATCATTCGGACCTGAATATAAAGTAAATTTAATTGACCCTAAAACCGACAAACCTTTTATAGGTTCAATTTTGTTAGATGAGTTAAATATTAAAAAAACTAATGTAAAACCGGATGAAAATGGTTTATTTACTACAACATTACCTAAATGTGGTAAAACGGTTAAATTAAAATTAACAACATTCAACGATACTATTGAATTAGATAGAATGGTTAATCAATATCCAGCGGGAATACAAGCACCAAGGGTAACTTGGAAATTAAATCAACATATTGTTGAATTTGATGGGGATACTGATAAAGGTAAAATCGCCGCTTATGTTGAGACATTACCAATTAGTGACTCAAAATATATAAGAAAATTTTTAAGAGATAATGAACCATCATTAGATTTAAGTAGACAAGTAATCGCCCCTTCAGGAGAACTGGTATCTTTCGAGATAACCTTTGGGGTGGACTTTTTTCGCCCTTTCTTCTAATCATAGACAAGGTCTAATTGAGGAGTATTATTTTTTAGCTCGTTTTATTAGACTTTCATATTCAGATTTTTATATAATGCCGACTTATGTAAGAAAATATCTTGTAGACCGGATAATCGAAGATAATACACCAAAGACGTAATTTAAAACTACTCTTTGGTGTATTTATTTATAAACACATTTAATATGGGGACACTTGACGACTTAAAAAAATTAACAGCAGCACAAGCAAAATTAATACTTGATATAGACGACTCAAGTTCTAAAATGTTGGGTCTATTCGGTATGACCGATAAAATGGCTCAATCGATGAGAGCCGCAATGGCTTTATCATTGGACGCTATACAAGAAATGGGTGGTACCCTTAAAGAAGTTGAGGAGTTACAAGTAGCTGTTGCAACTAATTTAGGTAGAGCGGTTACTTTAAGTGTTGATGGGTCTAAGGATTTATATGCCACATATAAAGTTACCAATATAGAAGTTGGTAAAATGGTTAGTAGTATGGCTGATGTGGGTATATCGGCATATAATACTGCGTCTGAAATGAAAAAAGTAGTTGATATAGCCCGAGAATCAGGTGTTAACGCTCAGGCGGTATCGGCTAAAGTTATAGATAATATGAAAGCTCTTAATCAATTTAATTTTGAAGGAGGAGTATCTGGTTTGGCAAAAATGGCGGCTCAAGCGGCTATGTTAAGAATTGATATGAAATCAACTTTAGATTTTGCTAATAAAGTTTTTGACCCTGAAGGGGCTATCAAAATGGCAGCCTCATTACAAAGATTAGGGGTTACTCAAGGAGATTTATTAGACCCTTTAAAATTATTGGATTTATCCCAAAATGACCCTGCTGAATTACAAAATCAAATTGCTCAAATGAGTAAACAGTTTGTTAAGCTAAAAGAGGACGGTACTGGTTTTGAAATTATGCCAGGAGCAAAACGTCAACTTAGAGAAATTGGTCAGGAAATGGGTTTCAGTAATGGTGAGTTAGAAAAAATGGCGTTAGCTGGTGCTGATTTAGATAAAAAACTGAAAGAAATAAGTTTCCCTAAGGAATTTGCTGACGAAAAAGATAGAAATCTTATTGCCAATATGGCGGAAATGAAGGGTGGAAAATATGTAGTTACTATTGGTGATGAAACTAAAGATGTTGACCAACTTTCACCTGAAGATTTTGCAAAACTTAAAGAAGCTGCCGAAAAAGGTCCACCAACTATGGAAGATTTGGCTAAACAACAATTATCCGCTCAACAAGCGATGGCGGGAGGTATTGCAAAACTTGTTTCAACTCCGGCAAAGACTTTAGCTAAATCATACACCGGTGACGAATTATTGACGTTGGCAAAAAATGTTATGCCGGCGATTAATGATTCATTAAAAGAGGCTAAACCACCGTTAACTGCAAATCAATTTGGAAAAGACCTTGATAAAGCTGCGGCAGGAAATATGCCGCTAAGTGAATTTATGGAGGAAAAAACAAAATCCCTTTTTTCAGCTACGGATAATTTTGCTGAGGCTATGCAAAAATTAAGTGAAAAAATGCCAATATTAAGTAATGGTATTCAAAACGTGCTTGATAAGATGCTTGGTGTAACCCGTAGAGAAGGTGAAGACGTTTTAAAAATGCCGGGTCAAGAAATTCAATTATTACCACAAGACACATTTGCTGCTTTTACAAAAGGTAGTGACGTTTTATCTAAACTTACTGGGTCAAACAATACATCGACACCAACATCTACCTCAACTAATTCTAAAGTAGATTTAACACATACATTAAATATTAATATAACCGCACCTAGTAATGTTAATACTGAACAAGTGATTGCAATGTTTAATGATACAGGTGTTTCACAAGCTTTAGGTGTTGCGGTTAAAGATGCGTTTACTAATGGTGGTTTAACAACAACAAACCCTAATAAACAACAATTAAGAAATCCGGGTGTTTTACAATACTCTTAAAATAGATGATTTATCTATTTATAATTAAATAATAAAAATATGTCAGATAGTACATTATCATTTGTTTCGTCAAGTTCGTTTAGAAATAGTTTATTAACGAGAAATTTAACACCATATAGTGTTGTGGGTGTTTATACACCACCAGTGTCAAATATTAATAGTGAAATCACCTTGAGTAATTTTAATGTTATTGATTCACCCGATGAGTTAATTTCTGAAAATCCTTTTGCTGACCTATTATATCCTTTAAACGAATACGGACCAAATGACGGTTTTGATAATGAAATAACATTTAACGGACCCCCACTTCCGGTTACATCTAATAAAGGGGAATATAGTCCAAACGATACGGTATTGGATATTGTTAATGAATTTTTTATTGATGCTGCTTATATTGATAATTACTATGGACCTGTTGGTGGGTTTAATGATATGTATGGTGTTACAACTCAAATATTGGGTCAACCTGTACATCAACCATATTATTCTACTTTTGTTCCTTCATCATATTCTCCTTATTCAATTTTGTTATCTACAAATCCAAGTGGTGATAACGGTTCGTTATCTCAAGATTCATATTTGGCTAGATTAGGGGCGACATTTTTAAATCAATTATTTCAAGATAGGATTGCTCGTCAAATATTTATTAACACCGTTGGTCAAGTAAATTTAGAATCATTATCAGACCCATTTGAGGCTAGTTTAATTGTTTCAGGACAAGAACCATTAATTTATAGAAATTGGAAGATTACCTCACCTGAGGACCCTATTACGGCAGCCGCAGATTTAATTACAAGATTAGGTGGGGCGTATTGGCCAGTATCTCTAATCCCGGGAGATTATTTTACAGATAATACAAGAAATGGACAAACACAACAAACGTCAAATGCTTTAAATGTTGTTAATCAATTAACCGGAGGTTTTTTAGGTCCAATTTTAAATATTAAAAGAAATCCTTCTGAAATATTCTTAGCAAATACAGGAAACGGTCAAAGGTCTATATTATTTAGAAATTTAGAATACAATAGATATCAACCAAGTTATAGAAAAGATTATGGTGGGTTATTAGGTATTGGACAGGCAATTGTTAGTTTAATAAACCCATCTAACGGTACTTTGGTTGGGGGTTATTATGTTGGTAGTAGAAATGCTGAACCTTCAACAATAACATCACCACCAAATCAAGTCCCTGTTAATGCCTTTGGACAACAAGAACAATCACCGGTATATGGGCCTTCTGAAATGGGTATTCTATTTGAAGGTAACCAAGATACTCTTAACTTTGGATTGGCAGGAAAATCGTTGAGTGATGGTGGGGGTATTGACGGTCAGTTTGTTTGGACTTCACCAAAATATAAACCAAACGCTGGTTTTAGTGCAACACCGGGTGGAGGTTCAGGGTCATTAGATACTGAATTTAATTTAATTAGTAGTAACTATACTCGTGATGAATCAACAAATATCACATTCAAAGAAACTTCAATTCTTGACCAAACTCAAAGATTAGTTAATTCGGCTGATAACGTACAAGGTATTTCAAGATTAAAACACGTTGGTAACGCTATTAACCAAGTCAGTAAAGTTTTCCACGATGGATATAAAGAAATAACTAAAGGTTCTCAAGTAGTATCATATAAAGACCAAACAACCGGGGGTGAAGTGGGTATTGAGTATTGTAGAGTATTTACAAAAGATACTCCATATTATACATATTCTGATTTACAAAAAACTGATGGTATAACAACATCCGGAAGAAGATTTGCGAGTTCTGTTTTAGATAATACTTTTAATTTAAATATTTCACCAACAAGAAACCCGGGGTCAACAAATATTGTTGCAAACGGGCCTAATGGAATTGGTGGATATGCTAAAAAATATATGTTCTCAATTGAGAATTTAGCTTGGAGAACATCAACAAAACAAGGTTATACTTATGATGATTTACCTGTTTGTGAAAAAGGTCCAAATGGGGGTAGAGTTATGTGGTTCCCCCCTTATGATTTAAAATTTAATGATACAAGTACCGCTAATTGGTCTGAAACATCATTTTTGGGTAGACCGGAACCAATATATACATATAAAGATACAAAAAGAACCGGTACATTAAGTTGGAAGATAATTGTTGACCATCCATCGGTTATTAATACCATAGTTGATAAACAATTAAAAGGTGTTAATAAAGATAGGATGAATTCTATATTGGATTCATTTTTTGCGGGGTGTGTTAAATATGATATTTATGAATTGGCTAAAAAATTTAATACGGTTCCGACAAGAGATTTATATACTTATCAAGAAATTTTAACAAACCCTAAAGTAACTACTGAGGACATTAAAATTGTTAGTCAAAATTTACCTAAAGAAAATGCAATAGTTAATGCCGGTCCTGATAGTAGTGTTCCACAAACAAATAATGATAATAATTGTGATTTAGATTCAAAATATAATAATTTTGGATTCTATTTTGATAATGATATTCCGGGACCGTCTAACAGAACTAACCCAATTCCAAATTCAACATACAACGCGGATTATGATAACTATATTAGTAGTATTAATCAAGACCAATATGTTGCTATTTCTAATTCAACATTTTCTCCACCAAGTACTAATTTAAATGTTAAAGAATTTTTTGAAAATATTGTAATTGATAATTTTAATTATATTAATAATAGTTTTATTGAGGATGCGTTTAAAATATTAAGTGAAGAAACTGGAACTATTAAAATATCTTTAAAATCTGCAGCATCTGCTCCGGCAAATCAAACATATAATAAGAAACTGTCGGAAAGAAGGGCTAATTCAGTTAAAGAATATTTTAAAACAACAAAATTAAATAAATTTATAAATGAGACAAAAACTTTAACATTTTCAAATACTGAGGCTGTTGGTGAGGATGAAACTGCAATACCAAAATCGTCAAAAGGTGGGTTTGGTGTGGGTATTAATTGTACTCAAGATATAAAAGATAAAAATGGTAAGGTAACAGATGATTCTCAAAGGTATTCAGTTTCTGCTATGGCTTGTAGACGAGTTGTTATGACGGATATTACTGTAACACCATTAACTAAACCAGTTGTTCCTAATGACAAACCTGAGGTAGTTGTTAACAATACACCACAAGATAAAACACAACCAAATAACCCACAACCAAATAACCCACAACCAAAAAAACCGGAACCAATAGTAACTATTGAGAAAAAATTAAAAGACGGTATTAGTAAACAAGTTTTAAGAAATTTATTTTCAGAATGTGATTATTTTGATGTTATTAAGGAAAATGTCCCAATGTTATATGATTCTATTCAGGAAAAACTTAAATATTTTAATCCGGCATTTCACTCTATAACTCCGGAAGGATTAAACTCTCGTTTAACTTTTTTAAATCAATGTGTTAGACCTGGGGAGACAATACCTGTAATTGGTTCTGATGGAAAACCAAGACAAAATGATGCTCAGAACACGTCTTTTGGAGCTCCACCTATATTGGTGTTAAGAATTGGTGATTTTTATAATACTAAAATTATACCTAGAAATTTATCATTTACTTATGACCCATTACTATTGGATTTGAACCCTGAAGGTATAGGAATACAACCTATGTTAGCAACAGTTACATTATCATTTGATTTAATTGGTGGTATGGGTCTTGAAAAACCGGTGGAACAATTACAAAACGCATTATCATTTAATTATTATGCTAATACTGAAATATATGATGAAAGGTCTACTTGGACTGATGATAGTTGGAAAGCGTTGGATAAACAATATTTTCAAGATATTTTGGATGCTCAACCCACGGTAACAAATGTTGATAATCAACAAACCAATACCGCAGGTGATACTATTGGTCAAATACAAACAACTATTAATTCAGAAAGTGGTCAAACCGGGGATATTACCTATATGAAAATTATGGATAGTTTATTGGATGTAACCAAAGAATATTATACTAATGTTGTAAATCAGGCAGAAAGTATGACTAAATCGTATAATAATGGTATTTGGCAATTGACCTCAAAAGATTTACTATATGTTGACGGGGAATTTAATTTAGATAATTCAAGTATGTTCGTACCGATTTACGGTAAATCTGTTTTTGATGATAAAATTGATGAATTATTTACAAAAACACTTGAAGATATAGATGATGACACCAATTATATTATATTGGGGTTAATTGATGATGATTTTAATGATACAACAATTAGAGAAGTAAAATCAAATTTGAAAAAATACATTACTGATTATAAAGTTAATTTTAGTTTGGGGGTTAATGAAATTATTAATAATTTAGTTAACCAACAAGTTAGTATGGTTCAAGTTTTTAGAAAAATTAATTATGTTACTACATTGTCTGATGGGGTAATAATTGATTCTAAACCTAAAGTATATAGTATTTCTGCAACAACGGAAATTAGTAATTTAAATCTTCCAGAACCATTAGATACTTATGATGAACTTTGGAAAGATTATCAAAGTGTAGGTAATAATATTTTGGTTTTTAATAAATTTTTGGTAACCAAACAAATTATAACTAAAGATTATATTGAACCCGGAGGGTTTAATACTACATCAACAGCTTTTGATATTAGTAATATATCGGATAAAAGATTTTTTATGATTATGTCACAAATTTTTAATAATAGAACAAAATTTAATGAATTTAAGGATATAATAATTACAAATCAAATGGATAACACAACTTCGGGATTACGAAGAAAATTTGATAATATTGTTGGTGATTTTAGAGATAAAGTTATTGAGGAATTAGATGCTGAGGAGAAATTTTATAACTCACTTAAAAAAAGTCAGGAATATAAAGATTATCTTGCGGTTGAAAACCTTTATAAAAAAGGTAAAACACGTAAATTTACTTATACAACAATACCTAATTCATCGACAAATGAACAACAAACCACTGATTTATTGTTATTGTATCAAGGTAATAATGGTGGTGATAACATAATATGGACAGATAAAACACAATTTAATTAAAAATGAATAATAGACAAAATTATAATAGATATAATGAATTTTTATTTAATGGTGAACAAACAGTTGTTCCTTATATCACTATTGCTAGTAAATCTACAGATAAAAGGTATATTTACAAAATTGGACAATCAAGGTTGGATAAAATATCTCAACAATATTATGGAACACCAACATTTGGATGGTTAATTATGGCTTCAAATCCAAATTTTGGAGGAGAAGAATGGAATATACCTGATGCAAGTATTTTAACAATACCATTCCCGTTAGTAACATCGTTACAAGACTATAAAACACAATTAGATAACCATTTCTTTTATTATGGTAGGTAAATCAGAAAATATTTTAGTCGAATTTGACTACAACAATATAACAATTATTGACCCTAATAAAGTTATTGATAATGATAATAATGTTACGGAAAGATATGTAAGTCAAGAAAATTTGGTGATGTATGCCAATCTTGAATGTAGTGTATTACCAAGAACTAAATTGGCTGTAGGGGTCTCAAATGATAGTACAATAAAAACAGTATCAATAGCAAAAATTAACTTTTTAAAACCGGGTGATAAACAATATTTAGATAATTCATATACCGATGATATTACAGGTAAAAATAGTATTAAATCGGAAATTGTTAATTTACCAAATCAAAGTTCACCATCTAAACCTAATGTTAGTGATGACTTCTACATTAAACATTCTCCAAATTCGGGTAATCAAACTGGAAGTATAGATAATGGTTTATTAGGTATCGTATCAATTCAGATTAGACAAGGGTTAGATTTTTTACCAACAGTTGATATTAAATTAGTCGATATAAAAGGACGTGCTTTGTTTGAAGGTGGTAATAATTCACCTTACGCGGCGTTTTTTAATTTACCTTATCCATTATTTCATTTAACCATTAAAGGTTATTATGGTAAAGCGGTTAAATTAGCGTTGATGTTACAAAATTTTACATCAACATATAATGCCGAGACAGGTAACTTTAATATAGATTTAAAATTCTATACTTACAAATATACTGTTTTAAGTGAGATTACTATGGGTGCTTTGATGGCAACTCCACATATGTATCAATCAAGATTTACTATTAGTTCAACTAGTGGGGGACCTAGTAAAACAACCAAAACTAATGATATTGTTGTTGAACGAGGTTATCAAAAGATAGTTGAAATGTATAGTGAATATAAATCTAAAGGGTTGATTCCAAATGATTTTCCGGAAATAACTGTTATGCAAATGAAGGATAGGATTGAAAATTTTATCACAAATGTTTTAGAATCATTTACTAAACAAAATTTAGACCCTTTAACGGATTTAGATACATATAGTAATAATTTAAGGGATTTTCAAAAAGATGTGTATTATACATTACAAACTTCTTGGTTTCAAAAGTATATGGACGTTAATAATTATTATATTTTAAATACAGGACAAAAAGTTTATACATTTAAAAAAAATACATCAATACAAACTAAAAGTGATGCTATTGCGGATTTAAAAGGTATACTTGATAAGTATAATACATTATTAAATAGTAATAAAACTTGTGGTGATAATGGTAGTTATGAGATTAATGGTAAAAAAACCGAGTGTAAAATACCAAACCCTGTTAAATATGAGATTTTTCCAAAAAATGTTAATTACGATGATATAAATCTTGAAGAGACGTATAAAGCACAAAGAAAAAATAGTCAACCAACACCGGAGGATTTAACTAAATTTCGTGCGGAATTAACAAATGACAATATATTAGACAATATAACCATAACACTTAAAGGTGGTAGTAAACAAGCAACATCACAATATTTTGTGTTTGAAGGCAAAAATAGTTTTATTGATTTAACTGATAAAATGAATAAGGACCTTCAAACAAAAAGAGAAATAATCCAAGAAGAATTAACAAAGGCTTTAGCGGAATTATTGGAAAGTAAGGATAATGGTATTGGTTTTATTCCTAATATCAGAAATGTTCTTGCGGTTATTTTTGCTAATGGTGAAGCTTTTTTAAGGTTGATGGATGATGTTCATACCAAAGCTTGGGAAAAAAGAGATGATAAGATTAGAAAAAATGCTATTTTTGATACGACAGTTTCTAACGCTAACCCTGATAACCAAACTTCAGGCAGTAATTCAACCCAACCAATCTATCCTTGGCCTCAAGTAATTAAAGCAACAACCGGAGAAAATGGACAAGAAAAATATGAAGTAAGATATCCGGGGGATAATGATATTATTAGTCAAACAAAAGGTTATTTATACGATGTTTGGCCTGAAATTGAGTTTGTTGAGGAGTTTATTAGAGGTTTAACTCAAAGAACCCCACCTCCACAACCTACCACAGATAATTCAAATTCAGTAACCGAACCAACCCGAGTATCTTTAGGGGCTATTGAGTTTCCGGTTAGTAATGAAGTTTTTGCTAATAAAGTTGATGTTAATTACATTTATGAAATTTATGAAAGAATTTTATTAACATCTCATTATTCAAAATTAGATAGATGTGAAAATAACACAACAGAATTAGATAAAGTTTCAAATGTAATTGCTGATGCTGAAAGTATTAATATAAAAAATAGTATATCAAATTCGGACGTATCTTTAATTAAAATTATTAGAGACAATAATTTAAAATCAAATAATTTTGAAAGTGTGTTAAAACTTATATCCAACGAAGGGAATGGACCAAGTTGGCAAAATTTTATAAGAGGAATTTTTAATACTGGATATATAAAAAACGATGTTGAGAATGCAGAATTTGAGTTTAAAAGTCAAAACGATATTGATGATACAAAATCACAACCTTTAGTTTCTTTAAATAAAGAAGAAGATATTACAACATATGTTTCAAACTCAACAACATCAAACAAATATGATTTTTCAGATATTTATCCGTTTACTGATAAAAAATGGGTTCAAAATAATTTGTCGAATGGAGTTGGAACAGATGAAAAATTATCGTTTAATACTACAAAAACATTAGTTTATAATAGTAATAAAAAAGTAATTTGTAATTTCACGGATTCTCAAGGTCAAGATGATAAAAGACCTATTACAAATTTTGTTTATAAGAATATTGTAACACCTAAAATAATTAATGATGATTTTAGAATTTTTTATGCAAGTAGAACGTATACTAATCAATTACCAACAGAAGGTGATGTTAAATATTTAAATTATACTGGATTAGTTAGTAATTACCAAACAACGTCTATATTAAACACGCCTTATTTTATTAACGCCATTCAAGAGGGGGTTGAAAAATTAAGAAATAAAGAACAATACCCATTTGTTAGTTCGGCGTATTTGTTTATTAATAGTTTACCATTATCAACATTAAGAGAAAAATATAAAACATATACCGGAACTGAAGATAATTATTCTGACGAAAGTTTAGATTATATTTTTGCATCTTTAAATAAATTTGGGGGGTTACATAAAATGCCTTATGCTTGGGTGTTAAAGGTGGGTTCAATATGGAATCGATATAAAACATATGTTGAAAAAAATGTTGATATATTAGATAATTGTTGGAATAATTTTGATTATGTTGGTAATTATGACCCGGTAACAAATGATAAAACTAAAACGTATGATTTATTTCTTCCGGGACAAATAAGTGGAACATCAATTGTTTTGGAACAATATAAGGTGGTATCAACATCTAGTAGTAATAATTCAATAACAACAATTAATACAGGATTTTACCCTAAATTAATAAATGATTTTAATATTTTTTACCAAGGATATACAATTTTTACCGGGTATACTAATACCGATATTCAAAATGGGTTTAATGAAGGTCTTGTTTTAAATTATGTTCCTGAAGCGGTTATTAATAATACGAAACAAGTTCCAATCTTAAATACTGTAAACAACGTGGTAATTCCTTGGTCAATATCAGTAAAATCTGATTATGACCAATATCAATTTATAATGCCGTCAAACGGTAGCATTATAAATCAAGCAAAATCTGAATGTGTTGATGGTTTTGGTAATTTGATATTTGATTTATCCGGTAACACATCAATGTATAATGGTTCTGTTAGATTATTTTGGGCTGCACCAAATTACGGATATTTTGATAATTCTAAAATAGTAAAACCTTCACCAACAAGATATTTAAAAGAAATATGGAAAGGACAAACATTTCAGGAAAACTTCTCAATAAATGGTGAGGATAAACAATACACGGATATTAGTGAATTGTTTTCTGTTTTTAGTAAAGAAACTTTAGATAAGTTTGAGACTCAATTTTTAAATTTTACAAAATCAACATATGAATATGTTGAAGATGATAATTCTACGGATACGACAACTCAATCAAGTTTTAAAAATTTTCAATCATTGATGAGAAATTTAATGAAAATAACCAACACAACGGTTAATAATACATTATTGGTTGAAGATATACAATCAAAACAATTGACAAATATGTCTAACATTATTTCTCAATTTTTAGATTATAATATATATCTTAAAAATGGTAATCCATCTAATTTTGATAGAAGATTGTTTGGGACTTTTTCATCGTCACCAAAACACACTGTAACTAGTCCATACACTTGGGACTATTATAGATATGTAACACCAAATTCATTACCAAGTAGTACAATTGGTTCTCCATCATTAATTGATTCTGTAAATGCAAAACGAGATGTGTGGATTACATTAGAAACATATGTTGGGTTTTCAAACATACCGGAATTAAGTTATAAAGATAGTGGTTCTTATATTACTGATTTCTTTATTGATTGTAATGTTGCTTTTGACTCGGAAAATATTAAAAATTTATGGCCAATCATAAAAATTTATGCAACTCAAAAGTTAAAAGATAATACTTTAACTTATGATAAGTTTAGTAAATTAATGGACGGGTATTTAGATAATTTGGATACGTTTAACAATAACATTGTTAATAATACAATGATTAAAATTAAAAAGTTATTACCGGTTGTAACCGAAACACCAAAACCCGTAAAAGAATCTGTTTTAGAAAGTACTCAAAGTAAATTGGAATTATGGGAATCGTTTAAGGCTACAAATGATAAGTGGATTGCTGGTAATGATTTTAAAAACAAAACTTTATTTGAAGATGTTTTATTGATGGATAGGGCAAGTAGAAATATTGGTGAAAAAGTGTTGGTTGATATAATAAAACTGAAAAATACTTTAACCAATATTAATATTACTACGAGCATGTTAACGTATGTTAATGATGTTTTGGTAACAAATAATTTTGTTGTTATGAATATACCTTCATATGTTAATTTTTATAATGTACAAGATGCGGTGAAAAATCCAAAACCAAAACCTGATGGTACTTTGGAATTTGCAAACACAATGTTCGGTACTTTTATGAATGTTGATTATAGAAATTCATCGGCAAAGATGGTTTGTTTTTATGCGGGTAAACCAAGTCAACACGTCGCAATTAATAGTGTTGATTATAGATTTAAGGATGATGCTTTTGATTTGAGACGGGCTAGTGATAACCCATTAAATGAAAATCAAATTGGTAAAAATGATTGGGATAAATCAAATAAGGTTGTTGGGTTTAACGTTGAATTTGGAACTCAAAATCAATCAATATTTAAAGGGTTTAATGTGTCCCAAAATCCGGGGTTACCAACAGCTGAGTCGTTAGAGGTTATTAATCAGATGGCTAATCAATCAGGAAATAGAGGGGGGTCAACTCAAAATATGTCGTTGTATAATTTATATAAAAATAGGAGTTACGCCTGTTCGGTAAATATGATGGGTAATGCTATGATACAACCAACTATGTATTTTAATTTGAGACACGTTCCGATGTTTAGTGGTCCATATATGATACAAAAGGTTAATCATACTATAACGCCCGGTAATTTTGAAACTACTTTTGAAGGTATTAGACAACCGACAGCGTCTTTACCATTAGTTGAGAATTACATTCAATCTTTGAAAACAACTTTGTTACAGACTATAATTGAGACAAATAATCAAAGAAGGGTTGAAAGTTCTATCTCAAACTTAGCAGGTTCTACAAGTAATGTTATTGGTCAAACAAATAAAAACGTTGATGATAATACTCAACAAAATGTTACTAAACCACAAAATACACAAGAATGTCCACCGGTTAAAACAACCGATGATAAATATGGTAAATTTACTCCTGAAACACCAACAGGAACCACGGCAACATATAAACAAATTATTGATTTAATATCATCAAAAACTAATGGTAAACCTTTAAGTCTTGCTTATAGTGTGTTTGCTAAAATGTATTTGAATAGTAATAATGGAGTTAATAATTTAAGTACTCAATCAAATAACTATAGTGGTACGGATTTAATGAGTGATTGGGGTGCGTCAATTGACGCGTTCTTTACCAAAAAATATTATTGTGGTGGTCCTTTAAATAGTAACCCATATGTTATGTTTGATAGTTTAGAAAAAAATATTGATTTTTTAATTAGTCGATTTGAAAAATCATCACCAACTATTAAAATTTTAAATAAAGAAGAAATCTCTAAATTTATAATTTTATATTCAATGGCGATACCTCAGGATGAAAATGTTTATACTAAAATGGTGGGAACCACAAATCTTAGTAATATAGAATCTAACGTTGATAAAGCAATAAAATTATTTAATGAAAATACGGGTAATTTCACGCAAACACAACAATCGGCAACTGATATAGTATCTAATCCATTTATTCCTGAATATACTTATACTATATCTAATAAACCAATAATTGAATCCTTAAAAGTTAGAATAGACCCTTCTAAAGGGTTATGGGATATAATTTCTGCGAGATGGGATTATAATATAACCGCTCCTTGTAATGATGGTTCAGGAACTAATGTAGACCTTTCAGCTGGTAGTATAAGTTCAAATAAACAACAATATTTTGTTGATACTGAATCATTATTGACCGAATTCAAATGTAATTCTACCGATAATAAAGGGGACTATAATTTAACTTTATGTTTATCTGCAAACCCAATGACATCAGGAGGACAGTTTGACAATACAAGAAAACAGGCTATAAAATCATTTTCATACAATTTTAAATTTTAATTTTTATTAATTAACGGATATTTATATATAAAAAGATTATGGATACAAAATCATTATTAGAAAATTACTTAGGTAAAAAAACCCGTACTACTGAAAAAGATATGGGTAACGGTTCAAAACAAGTTTGTGATTTGGATTCGGGAGATTGTTATACAATTAGAATGAAAGACGGTCTAATTGAAAGAGTTGATAATACAATGAACCAAAATAGAAAAATACAAGTTGAAACAACAACTGGTGTAAAACAATTATTAAACGGATAAGATGAAAAAAATAGACAATAGAATTTTAGAAGAAATTGCTAGATATAACTCAATCAATAATTATATTGTTGAACAAGATGCAACATTACCCCCACCTCCGGGAGAAGACCCAAATGCTTTACCACCAGAGGGAGGTGCTTCGGCACCAGTTGACCCAAATGTTGTATCGCCAGCACCTGCAGCACCATCAGGACCACAACCTGTCGATTTAGAGAATGACCCTGATGTAGAAAAAGTTGGTGAAGGTGATTCTACGGGTAAAACTGAAGAAATGGATATAACTGATTTAGTTAAATCACAAAAAAATGTAGAACAAAAACAAGAAGAGTATTTTAACAATCTATTCCAACATTTAGATAATTTAGAAACTAAATTAGGTGAAATGGATGGTATTATGAATAAATTGAACGATTTAGAAATGAAGATTGAGAAATATAGAGAAAAAACTCCTCAAGAAAAATTAGAACTTAGAAGTTTGGATTCGGGACCATTTAACCAAAAATTAAGTCAATTCTTTGATGATAAAGAAGATGATATGGAAAAATCGGGAAAAAATGAATATATTTTAACTCAAGATGAAGTTGAAGATTATTCACCAGTTGAAATTAAAAAAACATTTAGAAATTTTGGTGATGAAGGAAAACCAACATCATTCCAACAAATAAGATAAGTAAGACGGACTAAAAAAGTCCGTTTTATTTTCTAAAACAATTTGACAAACACACGGCTGACACTTATACTTTTATAAACCTTTAAATATTTTAAACACTATGGCGACAAATTCATTAGACGCAGTTTTGGCTCAATACGAGAAAGCAAAACAAGGTAGTTCTTCTTCTACCTCAAAATTTACACAAGAAGAGAGAATGAAAAAATACTTCGCGGCAATCCTTACTGATAAGGAAACCCAAGGACAAAAAAGATTAAGAATCTTACCAACCACAGATGGTTCTTCACCATTCAAAGAAGTTTGGTACCACGAGATTCAAGTAGATGGAAAATTCCAAAAATTTTATGACCCGGGAAAAAACGACAATGAACGTTCACCTTTAACTGAGGTTTACGAAGAATTACGTTCAACAGGTAAAGAAGCTGATAAAAAATTGGCATCAAATTACTTATCACGTAAATTCTACATTGTTAAGGTTATCGATAGAGATAACGAAGAAGATGGTGTTAAATTTTGGAGATTCAAATCTAACTACAAAAATGAGGGAATCTATGACAAAATCATCCCTATCTACAGAAACAAAGGAGATATTGCTGACCCTGAAAAAGGTAGAGACCTTATCTTAGAATTAACTAAGGCAAAAACTCCAAAAGGAGCTTACTACACTGTTATTCAAACCGTTATGTATGATGATGCGGCTCCTGTTCACGAGGACAAAGAACTTGCCAACTCTTGGATTAACGATGAGTTGACTTGGGAAGATGTATATTCTAAAAAACCGGTTGAATACTTAGAGGCAATTGCGAGAGGTGAAACACCAAAATGGAACTCTGATAAAGGTGGTTATGATTATGGTGATTCATCTGAAGACGAAACTTCATTTGGTGGTTCTAAATCTTCTGGTCCGATTGACCCACAAGCGGATGACGAGGCTGATGATGAAATGCCATTCTAATCAAACAAACTTAGACATATTATTGGACACTAAGATTACTTGGTGTCCTATTTGTCTAAAAAAACTAATAAATTAAATTAACATAGACATATGGTGATAAAAAAGAAAACATTTTCGTTAGAGGATATTAAGGGTAAATTCTCTACAAAAACAAAATACAAACCTGAAAGTTTCTATAACTGCGGAGACGCTTTTATGGAAGCGTGTGGTTTACCCGGACCTGTAATGGGGGGTATTAATATGTTCTTGGGGCATAGTAACGCTTCAAAAACAACTGCTATGATATTAGCGGCAGTTGATGCTCAAAAAAAAGGACATTTACCGGTGTTAATTATAACTGAAAAAAAATGGTCTTGGGAACACTCTGTTGAATTGGGTTTAGAGGCTGAACAGAATGAAAATGGGGAATGGGATGGTCATTTTATATTTAATGATTCTTTTGATGTTATTGAACAAGCGACTGATTTTATAAATGATGTTTTAGATGCTCAAGAAAAGGGTGAGATACCTTATAGTTTATTGTTCTTATGGGACTCAATTGGAAGTATACCGTGTCAGATGACTTTTGACGGTAAAGGTGGGGGTATGTTTAATGCTAAAGTACTTGCAGATAAAATAGGTATGGGAATTCATTCTAGAATTTCTAAATCTAAAAAAGAAGATTATCCTTATTATAATACTTTGGTTGTTTGTAATCAACCTTGGGTTCTCCTTCCTGATGGACCTTTTGGTCAACCAGAAATTAAACCCAAAGGTGGTGAGGCATTATATTTAGCGTCTTCATTAGTATTTCTATTTGGTAATCAAAAAAAGGCGGGGGTAAATCATATAACGGCAACAAAAAATGGAAGAACAATTTCCTATGCTATACGAACTAAAATTTCTATTTTGAAAAATCACGTAAATGGGATTGCATACAAGGATGGTAAGATTATTGCGGTTCCTCACGGTTATATATCTGATACAAAAGAAGCTTTAGATAAATATAAAAAAGAATATTCTAGTTATTGGAATGCAATTCTTAGTGGAACAGGTGAGATTATTTTGGGTGAAACTGAAGAAGAAGATTTTACTTAAAAAAATTGATACTATTACTACTTTTAAGTATTTTTAAGATATTTATATAATATGGGAAGACATAAAATTGATGAAGATAAAAAAAAGGTAAAGGTTTCGGTTGCGATTGACCCTCAATTACCACAATACTTTAAAGATAAATCTATAAATTTATCTTCCCTTGTTAATAAATTATTAAAGGAATATATTAAAAATGGAAACTAAAGTTTGTGGTAAGTGTAATCTTGAAAAAGATTTGTCTAATTTTAGAAAAAGAAAAGATTCTAAAGATGGGTTTAGAACTGAATGTAAACAATGTTCTTATCTTGTTTGGAAAAAATATAGGGATAATAACGATAAAAAAATAAAAGACCAAAAAAGAAAAGAATATGTTGATAACCGGGAAAAAATTTTATTAAAAGTTAAAAATTATCGAGAAGAAAATATTGATATTATTAGGATAAAAGATAAGGATAGGTCAAAAAAAAGATACCAAAAAGACCCAAATAGGTATAAAATATATTATGAGAAGAATAAAGAAAATATTTTAACTTATAAAAAAGAATGGTCAGAAAAAAATAAGGAGAAAGTTAAAGTAAAAAGAAATCTTTATCATTCTTCAAGATTAAAAAATGATGTTATTTTTAGATTAAAATGTGTAATGAGGTCTAGACTTTTATCGTTTCTTAAAACCCGAAACATTACCAAGACAAACAAAACTTTTGAAATCGTCGGTTGTACCCCCCAATTTTTAAAAGAACATTTAGAAACCCAATTTACTGATGGTATGAGTTGGGACAACAGGAGTGAGTGGCATATTGACCACATCATTCCACTATCATCAGCAAAAACTGAAGACGAACTTTATAAGTTATGTCATTACACTAATCTTCAACCATTATGGGCGGAAGATAATTTGAGAAAGAGTAACAAAATATTATTGTAAAACAGGTGAATAATCACCACAAATAAAAAATAAGTGACTAAAACACTTTTAGTAGATGGTAACAACCTAACCAAAATAGGTTTTCACGGGGTTAAAGATTTTTTTAACGGAACAAAACACATAGGTGCCGTGTGGCACTTTGTGAATACCCTTCGCCGGCTTATTGATGAAGAAAATTTTGATAAAGTAGTTGTTATGTGGGATGGGGATGATAATTCCCTCACCCGAAAAACATTATATCCCCAATATAAAGAAAAACGACGTATAACCGATGACTTTAGAGACCAATCTTTTGAAGAACAAAAAGAGAGAATTAAGGAGTATTTGGAAGAGTGTTATATAAGACAAATAAACGTTGATAAAAATGAGGCGGATGATTTGATTGCTTATTACTGTCAAATCTCGGAGAACGAACAGAAAACGATATTCTCGGGGGATAAAGACCTTCTCCAACTTATATCCGATAAAGTATCGGTATATTATCCAAAAACAAAACAAACATTCAGAAACGGTGATAAAGTAATGTTGGAATATTATTATTTTCCACATCAAAACATTAGAACTTATAAGATATTATCGGGTGATAAATCGGATAATATTGATGGTATATCAGGTTTAGGTGAGAAAACTTTAATTAAGTTTTTTCCTGAGCTACTTGAAAAACCGGTTTCTATTACCGATATTTTAGAAAAGGCTGAAATTTTACTGAAGGAGAACCGAAGTAACAAAACATTACAAAATTTATTATCGGGAAAAACAAGAACCGGAGTATATGGGGATGAGTTTTTTATAATGAATGAAAAAATTATAAACTTATCAAATCCATTAATAACAGAAGAAGGTAAAGAACTTGTTGAATTATATTATAAGGAAACTTTGGACCCTGATGGAAGGGGTTACCGAAATCTTATAAAGATGATGATGGATGATGGATTCTTCAAATATCTACCGAAAGTTGATGATGCGTGGGTTAATTTTGTTAGACCCTTTATGAAACTAACGAGAAAAGAAAAAAGAAATTACAAAAACAATTAATTAAAAATTATGAAAGACCAAGATTCAGTAAAATTAGAATTCTTAATGATGGTAAACGATAACATTATCGTTCAAAGATTTTTCAACGTGAGAGAGTTTAACGATAAAGCAAAAAACTCGTTAGAACTTTATGAGTTATTAAAAGATTTTAAGGATGATATTCAAAAACAATTATCATTAAAAACCGTTACATATATGACGGATAATATGTATGAAATTATTAACAATCCCGCTATTTTGGAAACATCATATATTGATGGTCCGGAGTATTTTAACATCTTCATTAAACAAAATGATGTGACAATTTGTCATAGACAGGTGGACGCTAAAATATACCCCCCAAAGGTAAGATATACGGTGGATGTACGCCCACACCTAAAAAACCTATTGATGGAATTGACTGACATCTTTTCATCAAAAAATTTAACAAAAAAATATCTAGATGTTACATTAAGTGTGTAGTATTTATTATTACACTAAAAGAAAAAATATATGGCGTCAAACAAAAATTTCGAGTATCTAGGTAGTACCTTTCAGATACAATTATTAAACCAAATCATTATCGATAAAGATTTCTCAAGGTCAATTATTGATGTGATGGAACCAAATTATTTTGAGAATAAATACTTCAAATTAATCATTCAAATGATTAAAGAATATTACTCAAAATATGAGCATACACCAACCTTTGACACCTTAGAACAAATCACAAAATCTGAGATACAACAACCTCTGGCAGCAAAAATCATTATTGATACCCTTACAAAAGTTAAGGAATCAACTCTTGAAGGGGCAGAATTTGTACAAGAAAAATCTATGAAATTTTGCAAGCAACAGGAGTTACAAAAAGTAATGGTTAAAGCTCAAAAAATCATCGATACCGGTGAATTTGAGAGTTATGATACATTAGAGGAAATGGTTAGTAAGGCATTACAAGTTGGGGAACACGATAAGGGAACGGAAAGTGTTTTTAGTAACTTAGATGATGTTTTAAACGAGGATTATCGTCATCCGATACCGATGGGTATTCCGGGGATAGATAGACTCTTAAAAGGGGGGTTGGCTAAAGGTGAAATCGGTGTTATTTTAGCACCAACAGGTGTAGGTAAATCAACTTTACTTACAAAAATCTCAAATCACGCATTTAATTTGGGATACAATGTTTTACAAATATTCTTTGAGGATAACCCAAAGATTATTCAACGTAAACACATTACATTATGGACAAAAATACATCCGGATGAATTGTCTTTAAGAAAAGATGAGGTTATGGAAAAAGTTAAGACTGTTAAAGAAACAATGTCTAATCAGTTAATACTTAAAAAACTTCCATCTGATACAGTAACAATGATGCAAATTAAGAACCAAATTAGAAAAATGATTTCAGAAGGAATCAAAATTGATATGGTATTATTAGACTACATTGATTGTGTGGTTCCGGATAAAAACTTGGGGGATGAATGGAAATCTGAAGGGTCTGTAATGAGAGGATTTGAGGCGATGTGTCACGAACTTGATTTAGTAGGGTGGACAGCGACTCAGGGTAATAGAAGTTCAATATCTTCTGATGTAGTTACTACCGACCAAATGGGTGGTTCTATTAAAAAAGCTCAGGTTGGACACGTAATTATTTCCGTGGCTAAATCTCTACAACAAAAAGAAATGAAACTAGCAACCATTGCAATTACTAAATCACGTATTGGTGATGATGGGGTTGTATTTGAGAATTGTAAATTTGATAATGGTATGTTGGAGATTGACACTGAGAGTTCAGTAACATTCTTAGGTTTAGAAGAACAAACTGAAGAAAGAAATAGACAAAGAATAAAAGACTTGTTAGACAAGAGAAAAGAAAAAAACCAACAACAAAATAATTAATATGAAAGAAAAAATATTAGAACCAAATAACGACAGATTCGTTATCTTCCCAATTGAACATAATGATATATGGGAATTTTACAAACAACACCAAGCAGCGTTTTGGACGGCAGAAGAAGTGGATTTATCTAACGATATTAGAGATTGGGAAAACCTATCAGATAATGAAAGATTTTTCCTTAAAAATGTATTGGCGTTCTTTGCAGCGTCTGATGGTATTGTAAATGAAAATTTGGCTGAGAATTTCTTAAAAGAGGTTCAATATGCTGAAGCAAAATTCTTTTACGGATTCCAAATTATGATGGAGAATATTCACTCTTTAATGTATTCATTATTGATTGATACTTATGTGTCTGATGAAAAAGAGAAAGATGAGTGTTTCCACGCAATTGATAGATTACCGGCAGTTCAAAAGAAAGCTAAATGGGCTCTTGATTGGATTGAGAATGCTTCCTTCCAAGAAAGATTAGTGGCGTTTGCTGCGGTTGAAGGTATCTTCTTCTCCGGTTCATTCTGTTCTATCTTTTGGATGAAATCAAGAGGAATTATGCAAGGATTATGTAATGCGAATAGTCTTATCTTCAAGGATGAGAATTTACACTGTGATTTTGCAATCCATTTGATTAACAATCACGTTGAGAACAAACCAACAGAAAAAAGAATTAAAGAAATCTTATTGTCAGCGTTAGAGATTGAAAAAGAGTTTATCACTGAGTCATTACCGGTATCGTTAATTGGTATGAATTCAAACTTGATGAAACAATACCTTGAATTTGTAACTGACGGATTACTAATTAAATTTGGATGTAAAAAACATTTTAATGTTGAACAACCATTTAAATTTATGGAACAAATAGCGGTTGAAACAAAGGGTAATTTCTTTGAGTCAAGAACTATGGAATATCAAAAGGCTAAATTAGGAGAATCATTAACATTTACAGAGGACTTTTAATATGATGTCACTAAAAATAAAAAAAAGAGGGGGTGACGAGGTATCGTTTAACCCCCAAAAAATATACAGTCGAGTAAAAAGAGCGGCTAAAGGGTTAAACGTTAATGCTGATGAGGTATTCATTAAGGTGATTACTTCTGTTCCGACTGAAGGTGTGATTACCACAAAAGAGTTAGATAAATTGGTTTACGAGATTGCAGCTGCTTATACCGGAAGTCATCACGACTACTCAAGATTGGCGTCATCTGTGGCGATATCTGCGTATCACAAAGAGACTGATGAAAGTTTCTGTAATACAATGCACACATTACACGTTGATGATATTATTAACGATAAGTTAATGGAAACTATTGAAAAATACGGACCTGAAAATATTGATGCCGTAATAAATCACGAGAATGATTACAATTTTGATTATTTTGCGTGGAAATCATTATCAGAAATGTATTTGTTAAAAAATCCTGAAGGTAAAATTATTGAGAGACCTCAACATATGTATATGAGAGTCGCTCTATGGGTAACTAAATCATTTGAAGAGGCGGTTGAATACTACAATTCGTTATCAAACCAACTTATATCTCCGGCAACACCAATTATGATTAATGCGGGAACTAAAACGCCTCAACTAGCGTCTTGTGTATTAAAATACAATAATGGGGATTCAAGACAAGGTTTATTAGATACTTTTAATGATATTTCAACGTATTCATCAGACGCAGCTGGTATTGGATTATGTATGTCTAACATTCGTAGTAAAGAGAGTCGTATTAACTCATCAGGTGGATTTGCCGGTGGTTTATTGAAATATTTGAAGATTGTTAATGAAGGGTTACGATTCTTCAACCAACAAGGGAGAAGACCCGGTAGTGCCGCCATCTACATTGAACCTTGGCATAAAGACATTATGGACTTACTTGAAATCAAAAAGAATACAGGTGCAGAAGAATTGAGAGCAAAAGATTTATTTACCTCAATTTGGTTACCGGATAACTTTATGAACGCGGTTAAGAATAACGATGATTGGTATTTATTCTGTCCTAACGATATTATCAAAGCGGGTATCAAACCATTACAGGATGCTTACGGTGATGAGTATGAAGAAAATTACAACAAAGCGGTTGAACTTGGACTTGGTAAAAAAGTAAAAGCACAAACAATTTGGAATAAAATTATTGAATCTCAGGTTGAGACCGGAGTTCCTTACTTATGTTCTAAAGATAGTGCTAACAGAAAAACTAATCATCAAAACATTGGGGTAATTAAACAATCTAACCTATGTAATGAGATTTACCAATATACTGATGAGAACACAACGGCAATCTGTACGTTATCATCTATGGTATTAAAAAACTTTATTATAAAAGGTGAGTTTGATTTTAAATTACTTTATAGTGAAGTTAGAAATGTTGTTAGAGCACTTAACAAAGTTGTTGATATCAATAGTTATTCAACTGAACAAGGTAGAAAAGGTGGTTTAGAACAAAGAGCGATTGCTATTGGAACTCAAGGTCTTGCTGACGTATTCTTCTTAATGGATTATATCTTCACATCTGAAGAGGCAAGAAAGTTAAACAAAGAAATCTTTGAAACTATCTATTTCGCGGCAATCACCGAGAGTATGGAATTATGTAAAACAGGTGAATATAAACCATATGATTTCTTTGAAGGGTCACCAATGTCAAAAGGTATATTCCAATTTGATATGTGGGGGTTAGATTACGAAGGATTAGGTAGAATGTGGGATTGGGATAATCTAAAATTAGAAGTATCCAACCACGGGGTTTGTAACTCGTTATTCACCGCTCAGATGCCAGTAGCATCTTCTGCTAAGATTACTGGTTCATTTGAAATGACAGAACCGGCTCACTCGGCATTATTTAATCGTCGTGTAGTTGGGGGAGAAATTTTAATTGTTAATAAATACTTAATTAACGATTTTGAAAAAATTGGTATTTGGGGTGAGGATTTAAAAAATGAAATCATTATGAATGAAGGTTCTGTTCAAAATATTAATTTTAATAATTATCTTGACATTGAAGATAAAAATTACAATAAAAAAGTTAAGAGAATAGAACATTTAATCCCAAAATACAAAACGATTTGGGAAATATCTCAAAGAGAACTTATTGATATGGCGGCAGATAGAGCTCCATTCATTGACCAATCACAATCAATGAATATCTATATGTCTAACCCAACATTATCAAAGATTTCATCATCACACTTCCATTCTTGGGGTAAAGGACTAAAAACTCTTTGTTATTATGTTAGAACAAAAGCGATATCAACCGGAGCAAAACACTTAGCTGTTGATATCTCAAAAGTAGGTCAATCAAAACCAACTGAGAAACCAACGGTTGATTTAACACAAAAACCTTCGGATTCCGAGTTTGAGTGTTTCGGATGTGGTTCTTAACAAGAATATAAATCACGACTTAGGTCGTGATTTTTTATTTTAGGGGTATTTATAAAAAATAATCAAGACATTATATTTATAGTTATGGCAGATGGAATTACATATGGGTTAACATTTCCTTTCAGAGATTCTTTTGATGGAAAATATTTGGATTTATCCGATTATAATGAACAAGAAATTAGGTCAAATTTAATACACCTTTTATTATCAAGAAAAGGTAGTCGGTATTATTTACCGGATTTTGGAACAAGATTATACGAATTTATTTTTGAACCTTTAGACGGACCAACATTTTCTGAAATTGAATCAGAAATTAGAGAGTCAGCTGGCGAGTATTTACCCGGTATTACTATAACGAAGATTAGTATTACTGCGGCATCTGACGGTGATGAAGATAAAGGTAGTTATATAAACGATAACGACGAGAGAGTATTCAGGGTTCCTAATATCTCAGATAAAGAACATACCGCAAAAGTTAAAATTGATTATACGATAAATAATGACGTATTCAATAGTAGTGACTTTGTAATTATTAATATATAAAATTATGGCAAATAAAAAAATATCCTATACAACTAGGGATTTCCAATCAATTAGAACAGAATTAATTAATTTCACAAAAACTTATTATCCTGATACAGTTCAAAATTTTAATGACGCTTCTGTGTTTTCAGTGTTGTTGGATTTAAATGCCGCTGTCACGGATAATTTACAATTTAATATTGATAGAAGTGTTCAAGAAACAGTTTTACAATATGCTCAACAAAGGTCATCAATTTTTAATATTGCAAAAACATACGGGTTAAAAGTTCCGGGAATGAGACCATCGGTGGCATTAGTTGATTTCTCAATTACAGTTCCAGCTTTTGGGGACAAAGAAGATTTAAGGTATTGTGGTATTTTAAGAAGAGGGTCACAAGTTAATGGTGCCGGTCAAGTATTTGAAACGGTTTATGATATTGATTTTGCATCACCAATAAATGCTGAGGGATTACCAAACAGGTTAAAAATCCCAAATTTTGATTCAAATAACAAACTTTTAAATTATACAATTACTAAAAGAGAAACAGTTGTTAATGGAACAACAAAAGTTTTCAAAAAAGTTATAACACCTAATGATGTTAGACCTTTTTATGAGTTATTTTTACCTGAAAAAAATGTTTTAGGAATAACTAGTGTTTTATTAAAAGACAGTACTCAATATGCTAATATACCTTCGGCTCAAGAGTTTTTAGGGTTAAATGATAGATGGTATGAAGTTGATGCTTTGGCGGAAGATAGAGTTTTTGTGGAAGACCCAACAAAAGTTTCGGACGCTCCGGGAATTAAAGTTGGTAAGTACATCCAAACTAGTACTAAATTTATTAGTGAATTCACACCTGAAGGTTTTATGAAAATGACTTTTGGAGGTGGGAGTCAGTCCGCGGATGAACAACTAAGAGAATTTGCAAGAGATGGGTATCAATTAAACTTATATAAGTATTCAAACAATTTAGCGTTAGGTAGTACTTTAAAACCTAACACAACATTATTTGTACAATATAGAGTTGGTGGTGGTACCGGTAGTAATATTGGGGTTAATTCCATTACTCAAATAGGTACGGTATCATTCTTTGTTAATGGTCCGTCAGAAAGTATCAATACGACTGTTGTTAATTCATTAAGATGTACTAATGTTACGGCAGCAATCGGTGGGGCTAACTTTCCAACAACTGAAGAAGTGAGAAATTTGGTATCATATAATTTTTCGGCACAAAAAAGAGCGGTTACTGTTAATGATTATGATTCTATTTTAAGAACAATGCCATCACAATTCGGTGCTCCGGCAAAAGTTTCAATAACTGAAAATAATAACAAAATTATTGTTCAAATGTTATCTTATGATGAGTCAGGTGGGTTAACTGAAGTTATTTCAAATACTTTAAAAAATAATGTGGCAAATTACTTATCAAATTATCGTATGATAAATGATTATGTGTCAATACAAAGTGCTAATGTAATTGATTTAAGTTTTAATGTTGATGTGGTTTTAGATAATACACAAAACCAAGGTACAGTAATATCACAAATAATTACTATTATTTCAGAATATTTTGACCCGATAAATCGACAAATGGGAGAAAATGTTAATATATCGGAATTAAGAAGATTGATACAAAGTGAAAATGGGGTAATCTCATTATCGGATATACAAGTGTTTAATCAAGTTGGGGGTCAATATTCTTCGTCACAAACATCTCAGAGATATAGTGATAGTTCAACAAAACAAATTGGGTTGGTTGATGATACTATATTTGCGGAACCAAATCAAATTTATCAAATAAAATACCCTAACAAAGATATCAACATTAGAGTTAAAAATTTAAAAACTGTTAATTTTTCGTAATAATTTATTTTAAAGAAAAAATCCGTATATTTTTTATATGGATTTTTTTTATGATATAGTTGAGTTTATTAAAGGTGTTAATGGTACTTGGCCACAAACAATTGTTGTTGCAACTGTTTTAAATTTTAGATTTTGGGTTTTCCTGATTCTTATTTTTTTATTAAATAGAATTTTAAAAAATAACAGTATTGTTAAATATGTTGTACTTTTATTAATTACCTTAATACTAATGACTGATGTACAACAAATGATTATACGTCAGAAAAATGAAACTATTGAATATGTAACCAAGTTCTATGATAAAAATACTGAAAATTTAGTAATTGTTATACAAGGGGCTAATAGTCCGTTTTCGGATGTTTTAGATAAGAACAAAACACAGGTTGACATTGTTAATTCCCGAGATAAAGAAGGGTTAGGTTTTATTGAGTCAAAAACTGATAATAAGAACACAAAAGTTTTAACATATGTTGCTAGTTACTCATATAATTTAACACCACAAGAAGTTTATACAACCATTTACTATTATAAGATGATGAAACCTAACGGTCGTGTGATTTTAGTTGGACATAGTTTAGGTGGTTTTAATATTACACAGGTATTAGATAAATTATCAAAAAATAACATAAATATTAATTTAGTGGTTTTTTTAGATATTGCCAATAAAAAAAATAACTCAGTTAATTATTTAGTTAAATCAAATGTAGAGAATGTTGTAAATTTAACTTCAGACCCTTGGAGTGACAGTTTTTATTTCTTTACTAATTCCGGAGGACAAGTTTATACTTATAAAAGTAATACAACCACAAAAATAATTAATTTCCATGTTAAGAATACTACACATACATCTATTGATGATAAAACACACATAATGGTTTGTGGTCTTGTTAAAACAACACTTAATAATCAGTCGCCTATTGAATATGTTATGAAATATAAATTTTAAACATAATTTATTTTGAAATATTATGAATTATCTTTTAAAAATAGTGTATAAACTATTTATTAAAAAAGAAAAAGTATGTCAAAATCATATAGAATACGAACTCAGCCCGGTGTGGACAAATCAATTAAGGTTTTAATTGACCAAGAGTTTGATTATTTAGAGATTCTATCCTTAAAAATATTACAGAGTGACATTTATACTCGACAATGTGCTGATTATGGGGTTATTGTTGGTCGTGTTAGTGTTAATAATGGGTTTGGTATTCCAAACGCTAAAGTTTCGGTCTTCATACCAATAGACAGTATTGACCAATCAGACCCAATAATTTCAGAATTATATCCTTATAAATCATTATCTGATGTTAATGATGATGGTTATAGATATAATTTACTCCCTTACGTTAAATCATATAGTGCTCATATACCAACCGGTACATTCTTTACAAGAACAGATGTTTTAACTAACCCAACATTAATTAAAGTATATGACAAGTATTATAAGTATAACGCAACTACAAATGATAGTGGTGATTATATGATATTTGGTGTGCCTGTTGGGGTACATACCGTGGTTTTAGATGTTGATTTGTCTGATATTGGTGAATTTTCATTATCACCTCAAGATTTGATTAGAATGGGTGTTGCAACTGAAGCTCAAGTTTCAGGACCAAATTTTAAATCGTCAAATAATTTAAGAGAATTACCACAATTAGTTACAGTTAATAGAACTATTGAGGTTGAACCATTATGGGGACAACCTGAAATTTGTAATTTAGGTATAACAAGAACTGATTTTGATTTAAGTGGTGAGGCAAATGTAGAAATTAGACCAACATCCATTTTTATGGGGTCAATTATATCAGGACCTAATAGTAGTGCGGTTTCTTCAGGTTGTAGACCACCAAGTAATTCAGGACATTTATGTAATTTAACTGTTGGTCCGGGTGAAATATTAGCTATTAGACAAACAATCCAACAAGATATTAATGGTAGACCAATTTTGGAAAACTTTAGTTTAGAAGGTGGTGGAAAAGTTATTGATGAAAATGGTACTTGGTTAATTGATGTACCAATGAATTTAGATTATTATATTACAAATGAATTTGGAGAACAGGTGTTGTCGAATGACCCTGAAAAGGGTATCCCAACAAGGGGTAAATATCGATTTAAAGTTAAATGGGCTCAGTCACCCTCACTAAGTGAAACTACGAGACGAGCGTATTTTTTGGTACCAAATATTAGAGAAAATAATATACCATCACATATTGATACTTCATATGCTTTTAGTGTTGATTGGGGAGATTACGCTTATAGTGGTCACCCTAGTTATAGTCAAGTTATCCAAGACGCAATAGATTGTAAAGATAGATTTTATGTGATGCAGTATAATAAAGTTTATACAGTATCTCAATTTATTTCAGGAGATAATCAAGGTAGTGGTATTGAAAGGTATGTTGGTATAAAAAATATATTAGATGAAACTTGTTCAGGGTTAAATTATAGATTTCCAACAAATGATGGTAATTTCAGGTTTGATATTTTATATATCATTTTTATGTTTTTTAGTATTATTTTAACACCTGTATTTTTTGCAATAATATTAGTTTTACACATTTTATATTTTGTTGTGTGGCTTTTAAGAACGATATTAATACCAGGGTTAATTATATGGTGTGCTTATAATATTGTTAATTATGGTATATTAATTGGTGGTACCGCACCGTATTCTTTAGGATTAATCGTTGGGTTTTTAGCTATGATTGCCATTTATGTTGTTTTAGGTATTTTGTTAGCTTTGGTATTAAGAATGTTAAATAAAATAGAACTAAATGGTGTTAAAGTACCAATTTTAACTTATCCTGATTGTGAGTTATGTTCTTGTAGTCCTGATTCTAGTGTTAATGAAAATATTAATGAAGGGGTCGGTGCTGAAGGGGCGTTAGATTCTGATAATCCTCGAGTACCTTGTGATAATATTGTTTCAGACATAACAATTAGTAGTGTTGAATTAACTCCGGGTATTTTACCATTATTTTCACAAAGTGTGTTTAAAATACCAACAAGAAGTGTGTCAAATCCAAGTGGATATTTTCCTGAAAGAGCCGTCGTTTATTCTCAAGAATTATCGGGTATTGTGTATGATGGTCAATTCGCTTCAAATAATCTCGGAGCACCATACGCAACATATGTTCGTGCTGAAGACTCGACTCAAGACAGATTTATTTATACAACTTGTTTACCTATTGCTGATAGGGTTAATTTATTTAATCTTAAATCTAAGTATTTTAATAATTCTATTAATAATCCTGGTGGAGGGGTTAATCGAATTTCAGTTAATTTCCAACCAACACAAACAGTTAATGAACATTATGATAATACAATTGTAATACTTTGTGATAAAAAAAGTTTAAATAGTTTAAAACCGGGTCAGTTAATATCGTTTCAAAATCCCACATATACTAAAGATGTTAATGTTAAGGGTGGTATTACAAATGTTTATGGAAATAACGCAATTACGGGGGTTACATCAACGGGTCTAACAAATATCAATATTTATTACGCTAAAACAGATGGTACAGGAAATGTTACAACACCGGTTCAATACAATGTTAACATAACGGCAACCACAACAAATAATTACCATAAATTCCCAACAGATATTGAATATTTCCAAGTCATAACCGCTATGACCTATAATCAATTTAGTGGTCAATGTGTTACCAATGAGATAGGTTTTAATTCTTTAAATACTCGTTATTTAAATAATGATATTTTTATGGCTCAAGAAGATAATTCTGGTTATGTTAATAACGCTGATAACATACCTGATTTTAAAACTCTTGAATATGTTAAAGATTACCTTAATATTTGTGTTTTAATTTTAAATAGAGGTGTTGACCCTTACACACCTAAAGTTGATATACAATATGGTTTAGGTAAATTATTTGGTTATAATAATGAAAATCAAATATCTGTTAGAGGTTTTTATCATATGAATATACCGATACAAGGTAAGTTTAAAAATATTAGTCATTTAACAAATGATTATCCCCAAATCACCATTACAAATAGTGGTGGAAGTGTAATTACCACGGGTGGTAATATTGGTTTTGACGCTTATACTAACACTAATCAACAGTTATATTTTAACTCATTTTCTTATAAATCACAAATGCAAACAATAACAGGTCCTATAACCGGATACTCGGCAGGAACATTGTATGTATATAATGGTGTTATTAACTCAGGGTATTCAGGATTTAATTCAAATTTAATTAATTATTATTCAAGTATGGATAATAGGTCTTTAAATACTGTTAATGTAATTTGCGGTAGTATTAACCCAACTAATACCAAACCAATTTTGGATAATGAAGTTGTAACTATATCATCTACTTACGGAATCAGGGTAAATGGTTTAACTAATAGATTTTCTTGGAGGGTAATTCCTATATATGTTGATTATCCAGGTTACCCATTTCCTGATGAAGATGGTTACCAAAATATTTTGTTACCCCTTTTTACCTATACAGCAAATACTCAATATAATCAAGGATATTTCCCTAATGAGATAGTTGAGGGTGGGTCTGTAATGTTTACAAATTTAGACGTTGTTAATGATTTTGGATATGATGAAAATGGTTACGACCCATTTTATTTATATGACCCATTTTATTTATATGACGTAACAAATAGAGCTGGTAACTATAGTATCACATCAAATTATTATTCACCGATTTACAATACAACTGGAAACACTTTAAATTTTACTGCTGGTTCAAATGATAATCAATTTGTGATGAGAGGTGATAGATTACCAACCTCAACAAATGTTGAAGAATATTGTTGTAATGGTATGGTGTTACAAAAAAATAATAATTTTAAAATTTATTTAATTCCTGAATCAGGTGTACTTAGTATTACGAGCAGTCAAAACTCCACCGGTAGTGTTGGTTCAGGTGATTTACAATATCTTACTCAAGACTTATCAGGTTCAACTAACATTAATAGGGTTTTTGATAGTTTTACCTGTGGTGGTTCTGTTAATTTAGAATGTTATGGTTGTAAAAGTAACGGACCTAATGGAACTATTACGATTGCCGGTCACAGTTGTCAAGAATATTTGGGTGAAACTATATTTGAATTTGGTTGTTATAGATTTGTCACAACAATATTTTTATCATTAATAAATGATTGGAAATTAATGTTTGAATGGATTGCTAGAAATATGGTTATGTTGGGTGCTTGTAGAAATGTATTTTCACATAGATTTGTGAATAATTGGGTTAACGGTGTGTTATATGCTTTCCCGATTAAAACAGAGGTTATAGGGTATACGTCGCCAACTAGTTCAACCCCAAATCAACCAATTGTATCTACCTGTGGTAGATTAGTTAACTTTCACGAACAAACTAGAAATTATTATTATAGAGCTACGGTTTATGATGTGACAACTAATACGTTCAAGACAAGTTCAAACGGTTATATTGGGTTTCCAACAACAATAATGGATTTAGGGCCTAGAGCTGATTTCTTACAAGAATTAGTTATGTCTGACGATTATGATGGGTATGTTGTTAATAGATTAGATTCATCTTCTTTTGGTACCGTGGATGATATCCTTAACTTATTTATTGTTAGTCGTTTTATTGACAGTACTTTCTTAAAAACATTATTAGGTAGTTTAAACATCTTGGCTTACTTCTCAAATAGCAGACCAAGTAGTAATGTCGGTGGGACTAAATTACAAATAGATGCTGATTACGCTCAATTAATATCAATTAATTCTGAATTAGGCGTTTCACCATTCTTAGCGTCTAATTATCCTGACACTATTAGTGATGTTTCCTCGGGTTCATTTGTTATTGGTCAACAGTATAAAATTAAATCACTCGGGTCACCGACCTTAACTAATTTTACGTTGATTGGTTCACCTAATAATAGTGTTGGTACAATATTTACCGCTACAGGTGTTGGTTTGGGTAATGGTGTTGCAACCATAACTCCGGAGTTACAAAACCCTATATTTTTTAATTGTGATAATGTTATGGGTATTTTCTTCTCATCAGATACACAAGTTAGAGATTATATAACGCCTAAAAGAACAATAATTAATGGTTCGGTTCAAGTTAATAGTGACTGTTCATTTAATAATTTTCCGGTTTATTCACAAGAAGTACCATTTTCACAGTGGTATCTAAATGCTAATCCTGGTAGTGATTCCATTTTTGGTAGACAATTTAATAATTGGGATTTCAATGTTGATGGTAACAGTGTTTTTTCAAATAACTATCAATCTTTAGATAGGTTACTCCCGTCCTCAAGATATTTTAGAACTACGGGTAGTATACAAACTCAATTTCAAAAGGGTTACATATATGCTGTTAATAATATTATTGGTAATATAACCGCTGACCCTACATATTGGGATAACCCTACACCTGATGATATGAAAATCACTGTTGGAGCACCATTTCATTTTTATTTTGGATTAAGACGAGGTGCTTCATCATTTGATAGATTTAAAACAAAATGGATAAACACAAGTAATATAACAAATTAATATGGATGATATTAGAATTATTTTAGGTTCTCTAAGATATAAAACATCTACAAACACTGATTTATCAATACCAACACCTTTAGTTCAAAATTCTAAAAATATTCAAGAATTTGATAGAAGTATTGATGTTAATTTAGTTCAGGTATTTGATAATGAGAGACAAAAATCCACAACATTTAGACCTACTTGTAAATTTCAATTACTGTATAATAATTCATACACCGGAAGAACAAAATATACCCCGTTAGAGAATAATTTATATTATATAAACGAAACTCAATCTGTTTTATCACAGTGTGATAATAATCCTGATAATGTATATTGGGAAGGGTTTGTGCAATATCACGAATTTGATTTTATTCGTAGTGATTATGATGTTAGTGGTTATACACAACCACCAAACAATCACATAAATTTTATCTCAAAAAGTGCTTCAACATATAATTGGAATTTTTTTGTTAGTTACCCCTATAAAAACATTAATAAAGTTTTACAATATTTTAATCCAACATTACCTGTGGGTAGTCAGTACTATAATTGGAGTGCTATTGATGGTATACCGTTTATTTTGTATTCAAGTGACATCTCTATGAATGGGAATAGTTTGATTCAATTTAAATGTCCAGTTAAACACGGATTATCAGAATCTGAATTTGTTAAAATTAAATTGGATAATGGATATACTAATACATTCCAAGTATTTTCATTTGGTGATGGAATGCCGGGAACGGATGAATACATTTTTAATATTTTTAATATTGGATTTACCGGAACTACTTTCGACAACGAACCTAAAGGTACCTTTAAAAGAATTATAAATAATGATAATCCTAATGACACAACTTCCAAATATTATGTATTACAACATAAGATATTAACTAATGTTGAGGATTATGTTCTTGTTAATGCTGGATTTGAAAAAAATATATTTGGGTCAAAAAAGAAATTTGAAAGTCCGGTTTATACTCCAAATAACGTAAAAAGAGTATCCTTCAAGGAAGGGTCTCAATCATATACACTATCGTTTAATAAAGATATTGATGTTAGTTCATTTCGGGATAACCATAAACGACCAATTAGTGATTTATTTATTACGACAATATGGAAGGGTTATTTTGGGTTAACCTTTGGTGTGCCTAATTCAAATCTACAATATTATGGTTTAAAACAAGGGTTTGATTTTAATTTATCGTTGACTAATTTTAATGTACCAAATGAATGGTGGAAACTTGATAATTCAGATTCAGTGTTTGTTGGAGATTTAAATCAACCATATCCGTTAAAAATATTGACACCGGCAACGGCGACATCATTTGTTTTTAGATATATGGAATCTTTAAAAGAAGGTGATGTTTTAGATGGTGGTTTTTATGAATGGAATGATTATGAACAAACCGAAAGATTAATTAGTGATATAAATCACAAATTTACATTTAATTCTTTTGTTTTTAATATTTCAGATACTGATGATAATGCCAATCAAATGGGTTATTATTACAAACCACATAGTAAAATAAAAATTAGAGCATTTTCAGATTACATAGAAACCGGAAGTATTAACAATATGGTTGATGTTCCGGATTATGCTTACTTTTCAACAACATACAATTCTTTTATTTGGAGAGACATTTACACCTATGGATTTAAGGATACTAATAAGAATGGTGTGGATTATCCATTTTTAAATGGGAAACATTATCCATATGAAAATTTTATTTTTAGAATAATACCGGAAGGAACTAATTATATAGAAAGTAATTTAAATAACTACGCAACTCTTTACGGAGCGGCTCAACCAACAAAAGACGATTGTGAATAATAATAAATACGCCTTTACCTTACCAAAAGGGAACGATAAATACATTAACATACCAATAGAAATTAAATGGGATTTTATTGGTCAGGATGATGC